GTATGTAGACCCCAACCAAAGTAGGAACCAACCAACCATGATTGCAGAGACACTCGCAGGTATAGCCCTTGTAAAGAGTGCTGTAGATGGTATCAAATCTGCAATAGGAACCGCCAACGACATCGGGGACATAGCAGGTTACATAGATAATCTGTTCGAGGGCGAAAAACAGGTACAACACATTCGCAATAAAAAAGCGGGTAGTGTGGGTATCGGTGACCAGTTTGGTGTAGATACTGTTGCTCGTGATGTAATTGATGCACGTATCGCTGCAGAAAAACTCCAAGAAGTAGCCACGATGGTTGACATGAGGTTTGGGCCGGGAACTTGGAAGGGCATAGTTACTGAACGGGCCAACCGTATCAAGGCTGCAAAAGAAGCCGCAGCAGCAGCCCGAAAAGCAGAAATCCTACGACAAGAAGAAATAATGGAAAACATCAAGGTAGCGGCTCTGATAGTGATGGTTTTTGCAATCGGTATTGGACTCTTGATAGCGTTGATGGTTTCTACCGCATCTGCCTTTATTAATTAAATTCTTGACTAAACTTCAAAATTCGTATATAATACTTTTGAAGGGAATACTATGAAACAACTTGCAATAGACGCACTGCGTTACAGATATGAGGCACAGAAAAAAAGTGCAAAATATACTCTCACAAATTACTTTCAAAATCCAGCAGCTATTGGGGAGCATCCTGACCTTCTTGAAGAAATGGATAAAGCTATTGGAAGCTGGGAAGAAGCTAACAGTAGGCTTCAAGCGTTGGATGACATCACAGATGAGGGCTATCCGTCCTTGTTTGATTAATTACCTTGCACTGGGTTTGCTAAATTGTGGCAAGCCCTTTACTCGTGTAGGCAACTGGTTTTGGAAGAAGCACCGCGACGTGTTTAATTGGAACAAGTTAGGAAAGTCTAATGCCAATAACGAACGCAGCAAGTAAGTTTTTTACAGAATCTGTAGATCTTACTTCAACAAATCAAACTACAATCTATACGGTCCCTAACAAGCATTCGGCTGTCGTTAAGGCGTTAATAATTGCAAATACAGATTCATCAAATCGTAATATAGATTTGAAGTGGTACCATGCAGATGATACTACCACACATAGTATTTTAGAAGGACATCAGATTACCGGAAGTAATTTTGAAGCTGTTTTAAACGATAACATTCCTTTATATTTACATGCTGGTGATATCCTGTATGTAACGGCTGCAACAGCCAATACCATAGTAACAACTATTTCCGTAAAAGAATACTACGATCCGAACCGATAGGTTCGCAACTGCCCTGAAGGAGTAACCCAATGGCAATTACCACAGCAATGTGTACATCGTTCAAGTCTGAACTCTTGGGCGGAACGCATGACTTAGATACAGATTCAATTAAAATAGCTTTAATCAAAAGTTCTATGGCAGGAACCTATGGTGCAGCAACAACCAACTATTCAGATGTAACAGGTAACTCTGATGAAGCATCAGGTACAGGGTACTCTGCTGGTGGTCAGGTTTTGGATTCAGCAGCCATCTCTGTAGATGGAACCACTGCTATCGTCGACTTTGCAGATGAGGTATTTAGTAATGTGACTCTTTCCGCAGACGGATGTATTATTTACAACGCTGGTCAAGGTAACAAAGCTATTGCTGTAATTGACTTTGGTGGAACTGTCTCTGCTACTGCCGGTGATCTTACTATTAACTTCCCTGCAGCAGACGCAAGTAATGCAATCATTCGGATAGCTTAATATGGCTACGTATGATACCTCTGATGCTATCTATGGAACCGGTGTATACGGTGCTGCTTCGTATGGCAGTGTATCTCCGACTCCTACGCTAACAGGGGTATCAGCAACAGGATCTATTGCACCTGTACAGATAACAGGTTTTGAGATTGACCTAGAAGAAAACTTAGATAGTGTAGCTGCTACAGTTTCTTTAGGCACTATCAAACCTAACTGGACAATATCAATAACAGGTGTGTCCGCGACAGGACAGCAGAATAGCATAGTTATATCCCGTGCTAAAACCGTAACGGGAATATCCTTAACAGGTTCTATAGGCTCTCTTGGTTTAAGTAATACTGTTACTTTATCTGGTGTGCAAGCGACCGGAACAGCAGATTCACTCGAAGAAGTTTTTGTTGTAGAAAAATTGACTGGTGTACAAGGAACAACAGCAATAAACCTACCTGCTCCTAGTAACGCAATAACAGCATTTGATCCAGACAACTTTAATAGATCAAGAACAATACGCCTTGTAGAGATACAGTCGTCTAGAAGGGCAGCATAGAATGGCTTTAAAATGGCAAGACAAAGACCCTGATGATCAAATCGACTACTCTGTCGATTGGCAAGCACAGTTGGGTAATAACACAATTAGTAGCGTCGAGTGGAAGATTTTTACAAACGGTGCCTTTACTACGTGGACACAAGGTCAAACTGTTGATGGTTTGCAGTACGTCAGTTCTACAAACACAAACACAGTAGCTACTTTGTACTTAGGTTTAGGGACTGACTTTTCAGTCTACAACATCATCTGCCGCATGACAGCAAGCGATGCAACTATAATTGAACAAGAAGTTAGACTTCGTGTAGTGGAGAAAAACTAGATGGCATATGATTTCTTGGGATTAACAAATGATATATGCCGTCGGCTAAACGAAACAGAATTAACGTCTGCACAATTCCCTACGGCTACAGGAGTTTATTCACAGATAAAGGATTCTGTAAATGCTGCTGTACGCGACATTAACCAATCGCATTTTCAGTGGCCTTTTAATCATAACTTCGATACCATAACTATGACTGCAGGACAGTTACGTTATCCGCTACCGGCGAACGCTAAGTATATCGATTTCGATACTGTGCGTTTACAGCGAAGCACTACCCCGCTTGTTGAAAGTGCGCGTCGGTTAACTCAGCTTTCTTACGACGAGTACGTGAGTCGGTTTATTGATGACGAGTACAAAACAGCAAGTCAGGGATCTGCACCTGAATATGTTGTACGGTCGCAAGACAACGATATAATCTTTGCACCCATCCCTAATGCTGCATACTCTATCAAGTATGAGTATTACATGTACCCTGCAGACTTGGTAAACGACACAGACGTACCAACAATCCCGTACCGATACAGGCACGTTATTGTGGATGGTGGAATGTACTACGCATACATGTTCCGTGACAATATTGAATCTGCACGTACATCCTTTCAGAAGTTTGAAGATGGAATGAAACGTATGCGTACACAAAACGTAAATGAAAACATCTACGCAAGGGCGGTTTAGATGCCAGATCGTTGGACTACCAACGCTTTTGAACTCAAGGGCGGTTTAATTACAAACTTATCGCCTCTGCAGCATGGTATGGGTGCTCCGGGTTCTGCTCGTATTCTACGCAACTTTGAACCGTCACAGTCAGGCGGCTATCGTCGAATTGAAGGTTACAGTAAGTACGACTCTAATAACATCGGAAACACAGGCCCAATCAGAGGTTTGATATACTACGGCGGTAACGTATACGCTGCACAAAATGATGGCTTGTTTAGGTCAACTGGAAGCGGCTGGACAGAACTTACGGATAATGCGACATTTAGTAGTGCGGGTGTAAACTTAAATGCCGGTTCAGGTAAGGTAAGATTTTTAAAGTACAACTTTAGTGGCACAGAAAAGATTATGATTGTGGACGGGGTAAACAAACCGTTTAGCTTTGATAATACTACTTTTAAGGTACTTTCGTCCCTCAGTTCTGACTTTACTGGTTCCGATTTCGTAGCTAATTTCAAGAACCACATCTTCATTGCAAACGGCAACAATGTACTTTTTTCTGCACCGTACGAAGATGAAGACTTTACAAGTGCTTCTGGTGGTGGTATAATAAACGTAGGTGATGAAGTTACTGGTTTAATAGTATTTCGTGATCAACTTATTATTTTTAGTGAGAATCGGATTAATCGTCTTGTAGGATCTAGCGTAGGAGACTTTGTTCTTCAGCCCGTTTCCCGTGACTTAGGATGTGTAGAGGCAGACACGATCCAAGAGATCGGTGGCGATATAATGTTCTTGGGGCCAGATGGCCTTCGTTTGTTTTCCGCAACAGATAGGACAGGAGACTTTGGGTTAGCCGTTATTTCAAAACCGATTCAGACTGAGGTGCTCGATTTAGTACGGACAAGTTCTACTTTTTCAAGCTGTGTAATACGCGAGAAAAGCCAGTATAGAATATTTGGATATAACAGTTCTTATCAAACATCCGCCTCAAAAGCAATAGCAGGAACGCAGCTTCAGGAATCTATTTCGTGGAATGACTTGCGTGGATTTAAAGTATATTCTTCGTACAGTGAATATGATGGAAGTACAGAATACATATTCTTTGGTGGCGATGATGACTACGTGTACCGCATGGAACAAGGAAATACGTTTGACGGAACAAACATAACAGCTACGTTTGCTACTCCGTTTGTTCCCTTGCAAGATCCAAACTTACGTAAGACTCTTTATAAAGCCACAACGTATTTTGATGCAGATGGAATATTTGATGTTCAACTTTCTGTTAAATACGACTTTGACCAAGTAGGTTCTGTGCAGCCTTTGCCAATTTCATTGAACAATTCAACCGGTTCGGCAGTAATATTTGGATCAGGCGTATTTGGAACATCAACGTTCGGAACGAAACAACGTGCAATTTATCAGGTTCCAGTTACGGGATCTGGATTTACCGTTTCACTTTTATATGAGACACTAGGACAAACAACCGACTCGACATTTACCATAGATGCTGCGACTGTCCAGTACGCATTATATGGAAGGAGATAACCAATGGGTACAGGATACGTAAGAAACGATTCCGCGAATAATATCGCAGATGGAAACGTGATCAACGCGGCGGATCTGGACGGGGAATTTGATGCCGTTCAAGCTGCCTTTAACGCTTCGACAGGCCACTCTCACGACGGCACAACAGGAGAAGGTCCGCTGATTACATCGTCTGGTCTTGCTGCTAATGCGATTACGTCTGCGGCTATAGCCAATGACTCTGTTGCGCTAGGAACAAAGACTACTGGTAACTACGTTGCTGCTGGTGCAGTATCGGGTGTCGGTTTGTCTGGTTCGGCTTCGGCTGAAGGCGCAACCTTTACTGTAACATCCAACGCGACAGATGCAAACACTGCAAGTGCCATTGTGGCGCGGGATGCAAGCGGTGATTTTAGTGCAGGGACAATCACGGCTAACTTGACCGGGGCTGTGACTGGAAACGCGGATACTGCCACTGCTCTTGCAACAGGTCGTACTATCGGTATGACAGGTGACGTTGTGTGGACATCTGCTTCTTTCGATGGTTCAGGAAATGTAACGGGGACTGCCACAATTCAAGCTGACTCAGTTGCTTTGGGAACTGACACAACAGGTAACTACGTGGCTGCTGGTGCAGTTAGCGGTACAGGTCTTTCTGGATCATCTAGTTCAGAAGGTGGAACATTTACTGTAACGTCTAATGCTACTAACGCTAACACAGTGAGTACCATTGTTGCCCGCGATGGTAGCGGAAACTTTAGTGCGGGAACAATTACTGCGAACTTGACTGGTAACGCAAGTGGTAGTTCTGGAAGCTGTACTGGAAACGCTGCAACAGCAAGCCAGTGGCAAAC